ACTATAAAATAAGGATTTTATTTGATTTTTGCCTATCTACCATGCGTAGAAAAGGTAACGATAATGCAATATTATTGCAATATTGCATTATCAGCCATTATACTTCTGAAAGGAGGAAATTTTGTTTATATGCCTATCGAAAAAAATGATGAACTTTCAGAGGGTGAAGTCAATCAATTAAGAATGACATTGAGAGAATATATTGATCTTAGATTTTCTAATGTAGAAAAAGAATTTAAAACTTATCAAAATAGTAATGATGTTAATCTGAAAAGTGCATATTCGAGTATGGAAAAAAGACTCGAATCCATGAATGAATTCAGACAGACTATCAGCGATACGGCTGCCAAATATTTTACTAAGGCAGAGCATGAAGCATGGAAAGAGAAGATAGAACAAGAATTACAAACATTAAGAGATTTTAAATTAACCATAGACACTAAGGCAAGTAGTCGTTCGGTTACTACGGGATATATCTTAAGTGGCATTGCTTTATTTATGAGCTTTATAGGTTTAATATTGACTATATTGAAATTGAATATATTCTAACCCTTGACAAAATGAAGTATATATGTTATTATTAATAATACTAAAGAGAAATAAAAATTCATAAAGCAATCTAGTTAGAGAAAGTCGTATACTGAGGTGGCTCCTCAACTTATAATACTAGCCCAACTACTAGGGTAAGAAACGTCCATAGCCAATGGCTGATAATCTGCTATATTTATTATTTAATTATAATCTATTTGCAGAGATATTGTAAGATATAGTAGTTAGATTGCTTATATTCAAAATTTAGAAAATTGGAGAAAATATATTGGATTCAGCCATATTTGAAGATTGCTATAATGCTTATAAAAATGATTTTTATGATGGTAAAGGATGGAGTGATCTTGCAATAATTTATGGATATGTTTCAGGGGATGCGCTCAGATCAAGTTTTAAGAGGGAACGAAAAAAGAGGGGATTGCCTTCGAAGAATGAACTAAATCAGCCCGAAGTATTGCTAAAAACTGAAAAAGTATTTCCAAAAATATTGTGCTTCGATTGTGAACTGTCCTTGATGCGTGGCTATTTTTTTGACCTGTGGGAACAAAATATTCGCCCCGAACAAATAATTAGCGATACATTTTTAATTTCATGGTCTGCCAAGTATCTCAATGAAGCAAAGATATATTCTAATGTTTTAACTCCAGAAGAAGCCAAATCAGGAAATGACGAAAGAGCGATTAGAAATATTTGGAATTTATTGAATGACTCAAATATTTTAATTGGGCAAAACATAAAATTCTTTGATTTGAAGAAATTGAATGTTAGGTTTCTACATTATGGAATGCCTCCTATTGGCAATAAGCAAATAATTGATACTTATATTATTGCTAAGAATAATTTTTCATTCCCCTCTAATTCGCTTAAATATATTAATAAATTTTTGGGTATAAAGCAAAAAGAAGAAAATGAAGGAATTTCCCTTTGGATCAAGGCTATGGATGGCGATCAAAAATCATTGAAGATTATGAACGATTACTGCGAGAATGACACCATGATAACAGAAGACCTTTACTTTAAGTTGTTGCCTTTTATTCACGGCGGAGTAAATCTGGCGATTTATTATGATGGGAATGAAAAGCGATGTCCTAATTGTGGCAGTACTGATTTGAAAGAAGAATCATTCGAATATCGCAATATGGGGAAATATGCATCATATAGATGCGAATGCGGAAGTATTATTCGTTCTAAAGAAAACTTATTAGATAAAGATAAAAGAAAATCATTATTGGTTTAGATTATAAGGCGGGTTTTACCCTCCTTGATAATATTTTATGGAAAGGGAGGGAAATTGAATAGCGATGTGATTAATACTGTCTATATTCATATTATTAACTTAATGCTCGCATTAGCAACCATTGCAATGCTGATTAGAATATATTTAAAACAGATAAAATTGCCTAAAAACGATCTAGCTTTATATATGATAATTTTACCGATTGTAGCTGCTGCCCATGTAGTAATATTTTCTATAGTTTTAATAATTGATCATTTGGATGGAGTGATTAATTATCCTATAATTTATAATATATGGAGTTTATTTTTAATAACAGAAATTCTTGTGACGAAATTGTGGCTTTCTATTTTGGGGTGGAGAAAAATTAATAAGGGTGAGTCAAAATGAGTGATACGACTTTATTGACCTTAGCCACAATTTTTGCATCCCTAATTTCGGTAGGAATAACTAGTTTAGTAGCTTACTTAGCAAATAGGTCTAAGGCTCCAGCAGAAGTCTCTCAAATCAAAGCAGACACAAGTTTAACTGGAGGAGAAATTGCTGAAAAATATCAAAAAATCGCCAATAATCAAGCTGATGCCAACATCGAACTGGCTAAAGATAATATGGAATTAAAAAAACAAATTGAACTTCTTCAAAATGATGTTGAAGAGCTAAAGGCGTCAAGTATCGCTAATCGTGAAGAATTTAGAAAAACATTCGAAGAAGAACGTGTTAAAACTCAAAGAATATTGGAAGAAGAACGTACTAGAGCAGATAGATTTGAAAATTATAATAATCGATTGGTACTTCAACTCCAGTCGTGGGAAATCGTACCTGTTCCGTATAATTTGAGTGAATTCAAACAAAATAAGAAAGCATGTATTGATGGGGCTGAAATTATGCCTGAAAATAAGTAAAAAATAAAATGGTAGTTTTATTGGATTTTTATAGGTATCAGCTATCGTAGCTCAATTGGCAGAGCAGTGCATTTGTAATGCACAGGTTGAAGGATCGTTGCCTTTCGATAGCTTTATGCTAGTCATTTGACTAGTATTTTTAGATTAATAAAGAGGTGATAAATAATGGTTGCTACTAAAGGAACTAGAAGTAGAAGAAAAACTGTACCAACAAATAAAAAAACAATAAGTCTAGATGGAGAAACAATTGTAACATGTTATTGCCGTAGGTGTCGTAGAACTATGCCCCCTGCAAAATTTTATGATGCTACTGATTCGAGATTAGATACTAATGGAAAAATGTCTGTTTGTGAAGAATGCATTGATGATATGTTTAATCAAATATATTCTTATGAACATGATATTTCTAGAACTATATTGCAACTTTGTCGTACTTTGAATATTTGCTATTTGGATTCTTGTGTTGCAGCCACAATTCAACATTCAGAAAAAATGTTTGATAAAAACGGAACATTGGGGCCAATATTTGGATATTATAAATCAAAACTCACAACAATGAGTCAACTTAATCAAACGGGAGTGCTGACATTTTCTGAGCCTGGAACAATAGTTTCTGATGATCCTGATGGTGAAAATGCTCCATATGATGTACAGGAGTTTTGGGGTGAAGGATTAACATTTGATGATTATCAATTTCTAGAAGCAAAGATGGCAAAATGGAAACCTGGATTTTCACATGATAATGCTGCAAAAATGTTTTTCTTGAAAGAAGCATGTTTCAAAGAACTGGAATTGAAGAAAGCAAGAATTGAGGGAAAGTCCACTGATTCTATATTGAAGTCAATGGATATGCTAGTCAAGACAGGAAATTTAGCTCCAGTCCAGACCAGTGCTGGCGCTGGCGATGAGAATGCGGAAACGATTGGGACTTTAATCAAACGAGTAGAAACGACTGATCCTTCTGAATATTATAAGGATATAGAATTATTTAAAGATTATGATCATATTATTCCTTATATATTAAATTACATCAAACGCCCGATTGAGAACTTTTTCAATGGCAATAAAAATTATTCAATCTTAGATGAAAACGGTATGATGGCAGAAGAAAAGTCTTTAGAGGTTTAGTGCATGGCGACATCTAAAAGACCATATCAAAATAAAATAAGAAAAAGTTTAAAGTCTCAGGACATTTATCAAAAACCTGAGACAATGGTAACAGCAAAGGAAATTTCCGAACAAAATAAAAAACAAATAATTTTATGGACTACATTTTGGCGCAGAAATATTCATAGATTTATTATTGATGCTATGAATGTTAAGCTTTTTCCTTTTCAAATTATTTGGATTTATCTAATGCAGATAAGCCCACTGTTTGTAGGAATTTGTTCCAGAACTGCTAGTAAAAGTTGGGTTGTTGCTGTATTTTCAGTGGCAAGATGTATATTATACCCCGGACTTTCTATTATTATTGCTGCTACAACTAAGGCCCAAGCGGGTTTGATTATTTCCAAAAAAATTAGAGAATTGCAGATAAAGTCTCAACTATGCAAGGCGGAAATAACTGGAATTACAGTCAATCCAAATCTATATGAGGTCAGATTTAGAAATGGATCACTAATAACTGTGGTTGCTGCCAATGAAGGAGCCTTGGGAAATCGTTGCAATGACCTCATCTTGGACGAATTCGTGATCGCTGACAAAAAAATTATTGATGAAATTTTAAAGCCATTCTTATTCCCTAGACAAACTCCTTTTCTAGATAATTATCCTGATTATAAGGAACCTATTAGGACTTGTTATATTTCTAGTGCTTGGTATATCAGTGAGTGGTGGTATAAAACCACTATGTTTATAGCTAAACAAATGGCAGAAGGAAAACCTGCCGGTTTCTTTGCCACAGATTTCATGTCAAGTTTGCGTCACAATTTAAAAACTCCAGAACAAATACGTGATGAAAAAGTGGACAATGCGGCGTTTGACATGCAATATGGAAACATTCCTGGTAGGGGTAAGGATGATGGATATTTTCAACCAGAAATGTTTAAGAGAAGTATTCAAAAAGCATTTTATCCATTAAGAAAAAAGGATTACGCATTAAAAAAGAACCCATATTTTATTCCTAGAACCGAAAACGAAATTAGAATAATGGGTATAGATTTAGCTACTAAAAGTTCTGCTGCAAATGATAACTCTGTTATTTCTTGTATACGATTGATACCCTCTAAAAAGGGATATGAAAGAAAATTGGTTTACATGGAAAGTTCTCATGGCGCAGATCATATTGATCAGGCTAATCGGATAAAAGATGTCTGGTATGATTTTTTGGCGGATTACATCGCAATTGACACGGCCAATATCGGTACGGATGTTTATGTAGATTTAAGCCTTCCTTATTTCAATGAGGAACGCGGAATTCAAATGCCTGGATTTGCATTGATGAATCGCCCTGAAATGTCAGAAAATACTAGAAAAGACTTGACTGAAAAAACCAGAGGCATCAATGGCTTGCCGATTATATTTCCAATTTCGGCCACATCTGAATTGAATAGCGATATTTATGTTGCATTTAGAAGTGCTTTGCAAAAGAAACTATGGAACTTTTTAACTGATGAGATGGAAGCTGAAGAATTTATAACCAAGAATATGCCTACAACAATTACTGATAGTGAATTACATGCCTTCGCACTCCATCCTCACACGCAGGTAAGCTTCTTTGTGCAGGAATGCTTAAATCTGGAATACAAACCATTGAATTCACTAGTAAGATTGGATGAAGGGTCAGGAAGGAAAGACCGCTTCAGTTCCGTGGCATACGCAAATTTTTTAGCTTCTTTATTTGATAAAGACTTATTGAAAGAAAATGATGATAATGATGATGACTGGAGCATTTTATCTGGATTGACGCAGTTTGCTTAATTGTGATGAAAAATAGAGAGATAGGGTCGCTCCCGAAAACCGTAATCCTAAACGGTTTCTCTCTATTTATTCAATTAGGAAATATTCTGTAGGAGGAATAAGTTTCATGGGCGAAAAAATAAAGGATAAATTAGATTGCGATTTTGTAATAAATGAATTTAGGAAAGAAAATCTTGAATTATTGGATTTATATAAGAATGCAAGAACTAAGATGAGATTGTCCGATCAAATTGGATATAAATATTATTCTTCATATGGTGCGTTTGATTATAGAAGAAAAAAGAATATACACCTTTCTCCGTTTGGAAATGGCAATCCTTTTACATTTGATAATATTAAATTATTTTTAAAAAATAATTTTCCATCTTTATATTTAGTCGATAATCAAAAATGGGTTGGAGTCAATAAAAATTTAAATTTTTATGATATTGATGGTTATAAGTATAACACATCTTTTACAAATATTCAAGGAAATGCTAAAAGAGAATCATTTTCTGAAAAATTTGGAAAGGCTAATTGTTATGCGTTAGAAAATATAAAATTGTATTTATTAAAAAATAATTCTAAATTGATATTGCAAGAAGGTCAAAAATATAACGGAGTTTTAAATAGATTAATTTTTTATGACAAGTATGGATATTTATATTTTAATAATTTCGCAAACATAAGAGATTCTATAGAAAGAAATTATTCAATTACGCCATTCGACATAAGAAACATCTATACTTTTTATAATATAAAAAATTGGATAAAAATAAATAAAAAACAATTCGAACTTATTGAAGGACAAACATATAAAGGTTGTATGTGTAAATTAAAGTTTCGATGTTTGATTTGCAATGAAAATGAAAAGCCATTTGAATCAACGTGGTCTAGTATTCAAGCAGAACATGGGTGTGGAATTTGCACGAATTCACAATTGGGACTATTCAATAGTTTATATTTTAAAAATAAATATATTTGCGAGTTTTGGAATTACGAAAAAAATTTTCCAATCACTCCTGTTGATGTAGTTTGGGGTTCAAATAAATTTTATTATTGGAATTGTGAAAATTGTGGGAAGCCATATTTGGCATCTCCAAATAGTAGAGCGAAAATAGAAAAATCATATTGTAAAAGATGTACTAGAGTTTTTTCTAATGGCGCAAAGGGAATCCTAAAAAAATTAGAGATTTATAAAAAATTAAATAGAATCGATTTCGATACCGAATTCTCGTTTAAAGACTGTAAAAATATTTATCCTCTTTCCTTTGATTTTATTATTTGGGATAGTATAAAAAGAAAAAAATATATTTTGATAGAATATCAGGGTGAAGGCCATTATTTTCCAGTAGATTTTGCTGGACTCGGAAAAGAATGGGCATTAAAAGAATTTGAAAAAAATCAAATGAGAGATCAAATTAAACGAGATTATTGTAAAAATAATAATATCCGTTTATTGGAAATATCTTATCTCGATTATAAAAATATAGAAAAAATTCTAGAAGAAGCACTATGCCTCTTCGAAGGAAAGGAGGCGAAACTTTTTGGCAACTAAAAAAACAGCAAAAGAACCAATTTCAGAAGAACTATCTGAACAAGATGTTTGGGATATTTTGAGTTTCTCAAATGCACTTAGCGGTAGGGGGACTTATGGCGGGATTCTTACGCCCCAATTATTATCCCAAAGAATGAAGGATTTGAATTTAAATCCAGTTATTGCAACAGATAATATGCTGGCCTCTGCAATGGCTGATCCAAAAAATTCAGAGGTGGCTCTCCAATCCTTTTCTCAAAGCTTTGAAATTCAGTCTCAAGTCTACAAGAAACTATTAGGTTATCTAGGGGGGATTTTGGATTTCGGTTTGACTTATTCTTGTATCAATGCAAAACCCGCTGATTATACTAGCAAGGCATATATCAAAGATTTAGATCAAATAAAAATGTTTACGGATAAATTCGATTACAAAACCGAATTTTCTAATGTTGTAAAAGAAATGCTTAGAAATGAAGCATATTTTTGTGCTCCTAGATTTGATGGTCAAAGATATGTATTGCAAGAATTGCCGGCATCTCCAGATTGGACTATGATCACTGGACGATGGGACTATGGATTGTTATTTTCCATGTCAATGTTGTGGTTCATTCAACCTGGGGTGGACGTGTTGATGTATCCGCGTTTCTTTATTGATAAATACAATGAATATTGGCCCAATAATAAAAGTATTTTATCTTATAATCCCGAAGCAGAAGTAATTACCGGAAGAGGTTCTTCTAGCTGGATTTATTGGCAGGATATTCCTACATCTGTAGGATGGTGTTTTAAATTCGAACCAACCTCTGCCACTAGACTTCCGCATTTGACGGGGATGTACCTTGATCTAATTCAACAGCCCCTTTTAAGGGCATTACAAAAGAGCATAAGCATGTCTGCTGCTGCCCGTCTAATCGTGGGTCAAGTGGGAACTTTAAAAGATGCACAAGCAAAGTTAAAAGATCAGTTTAATATTAGCCCCGCCCTATTGGGAAATTTTATGGCTTTGGTAAAGAGTGCTATTGGCGATGCTTTAAATACCGCCGCATTGCCTTTGGAAAATATTCAAGCAATATCTTTTCCGGCTCAAAATGATCTTTACTCATCTTTCTTGAAGACGAGTTTGAGTACTAGCGGAGTTTCAACCAGTTTAATTTTCGATGAAGGCACTAATCGCACGAACGCCATTCAGATTCAATTATCGTTGAATAATGATGAAAACGATTTAACTGCTTTATATAGTCAATTTTCAAATTTTCTTGAATTTCAAATCAATAGATTGACTAGCAAATTTAAGTTCAAATTTATGTTTGAAGGAACACAATTTTTTAATAATCGTCAACAAAGATTTGATACTCAAATGACGCTTTGCGACAAGGGCATTGTGCTCCCAGGCAAAATAGCAGCCTCAATTGGAATGAATGTCTTTGATTTTCAAAGACAGCTTGAAGAAGCACAGGCGACAGGATGGGTAGATAAACTCACGCCTATTGTTTCGGCATTCCAACAATCGTCTAAAGATGCGGGTCGCCCTACAAAATCCGATAACAATTTGTCTGATTCTGGCGCTCAAACTAAGGGTGATGCTGAAAACGCAGGGCGTGGGGGCAAATAAAGTTTTTGGCACAAATAATTAAGTAATCACTTAATTATAAAATACTTATTATTTAACCGTAATAATATATTCGGGAACAAAGGCATAAATAATCTCACGATTATCTAGCGATAAAATTTTATATTCTATCATATTATAAGGAGAAATTATAATGGCAAATACTTCAGGTTCTATGACTACAACTCAGATAAATCATTTAAATAACATGAACCGCGCTGCACAGGATGTTGCTTTAGGAACTCGTCTTAAATCGATGCCAGATGTAGCGGGAACTTATACTTTGGTTCTTGCAGATACAATTGGAACCAAAACGACTACCGTTGACGGTTTTACTGGCGAAGCTGGTTTTATCCTTCAGGCTTATCGTAGTGGCAGTGCAATTTCAGGCAGTGCTCTTGGCACCGGAACTCTTGTTACTTGGGGTGCTTATTTGTCTGGTAGTAGCCTTGTCGTGAAGACTGGTTCATCCGTTAGCGGCAGTGCCTTTACCACTGGTGATGTGCTTAACTATATTATATTCTAAAAGATTATCCATCCTTTAGAAAGGAGGATAAAACTTGAAACTTAGTCAAAATTTATTAGATGCGATGGTTGCTCAAATTTCTATCGAGTTGGGCAACCAAAACAAGTATATGCAAGTTCAAAGTTATTTTGAAGACTTACAATTAAAGAATCTGTCGAAATTTTTCAAAGATCAATCCGCTGGTGAAAACAGTCATGCAAATTTATTTATGAATTACTTAAATGACCGTAATGGTAAAGTAATTATAGAAGAGGTTGATGCTCCTAAAAATAATTTTTCAAGTATTGAAGAAATTGCAGATTTTTATATATCGACTGAACAACAAACAACAGAATCAATTGAAAGTCTTTACGATCTTGCATTATCAGAAAAATCATATATTGATTTAGGATTTTTAAGCAAAATGCTTGACGAACAAGTAGAAGAAGAGTCTCTTTCTATGAAGGTTGGAACCAATCTAAAAATGGTAAAAGATATTGTATTGTTTGATGCTACATTTGAGTAAAAATGTATATAAATAATCCAGAATCGGTTCCTAACATGGAATGCAATTTCATTGTAGCCAATTATTTATTAGAAAAAGGTGTTCCTATTTTGTCTAGAAAAAATAATAAATATTATTTTGCGGATAGCATGTTGGTGAGAAATTTACTAAAAACAGCACCTTTTTATATAAAATTTATGAAAGAAAAATTAAATATTTTAGAGTAGTTATAACTACCTCTAAAAAGAGAGGAGGTAGATAATATTGGTTGATAAATTAAAATTTGATATTGATGATATTAAACTTGTTGAAGAAAATCCCAATTCTAATTTTAGCATATTGTCTTTAGATTTCTTTGCTAGTGGCCCCAATCTCCACGATATGTATGTAAGCGATGATACTTTGTTACGAACTGCTGATACTATAAAAAATTGTCCTATTGTTTGGGAATACTCATATATGATGGACGATGCAACCAGCCATACCGAAGATGAATCAGCAGTAGGTTTCGTTCCAGAGAAATCTGAAATTACTAGCAAGCAACTTCCTGATGGCAGAACCATGCTTACTACAATTGCCTATGTTTGGAAAAAATATTCGGGACAATTAATAGATATTTTTCATAGAGATGGAAGTAAGCCTGTCAGCGTGGAGATGTCGGTTCTAAAAAGTGAAAAAAGAAAAGATGGTTTGACTGAACTGTTGGATTATGTATTTGATGCTGTCACTATTTTAGGAAATTTTGTCAAACCGGCAATTCCATTGGCTAATGCTACTGTATTACAATTTTCTAAAGACGATAGAAAAGAATATGAAAGTTTGGTGCAATTAGAGTTTGGAAAATATGATGAAATTGATTTGTCTATACCGTCCGAAGTCAGGTCTAATGTATTAAACGGGCTTCAATTATACAAAGAAAAAGGTATTAACGCCTCTTCCTTAGCATTGTCTGTAGCTAGACATATTGTTAAAAATGAAAAAATATCTCCTGATAAAGCAAGACTAATTCATAAACATTTATCTTCACATCAAAATAAAGAAAAGAATAAAGATAAACCAGACACAGAATATGTTTCATGGCAGTTACATGGTGGCGATCATGCTTTTGATTGGAGTAAAAATATTGTTGAAGGTTTAGATAATATTGATAATAGACATCTTTCTTATTTTGGTGAGAAAATAACTTTTCCTTATTCTAAACTTGAAGATATTAATCCATCATTGAAGGGCATTGATCCTCCAGTTTCGTTGGGACAAGCAAATTCTATCGCCAAACAAGCTGATGCAATAGGTGCTGATAAAGGTGGATGGGGGATTGCAATTAAGAGTTTTAAAGATCATCACAAAATTGTCGATGGTCATTGGGTAGAAAAAAACAGTAATAAAAATATGAATTCGCAAGAATCCGAGAAGGAGGTTATGTCTGTGGAAGATGAAAAAGATAAAAAAGTAGAAGAAATGGCTGCCGATAAACCAGCCGAAGATACTCCTGAAGAAGAGAAGAAAGAAACACCAGAAGAGGAAAAAAAAGAAGACAAGGAAGAACAGAAACAAGAAGAAGAAAAAGGCACTGAGAAAAAGATGTCCTTGGATGCCAATTTAGATGTTGCTGCGCTTTTAGCAATGCTTGAGGATGAAACTGAAGGTTATAAATCTTTGGTTGAAGAAGAGTTTGCTAAACCTGATAGCGAAAAAGATTTTGCAAAAATTTGTAATGCGATGTATGCAAAAATGTGCAAAATGAGCGCTGAAAAAACCGAAATGTGCGGAAAAATGGCAAAGATGGATGAAGATGCAAAGGCATATATGGCAGAAAATGAAGAACTCAAAAAATTTAAGGCAGATGAAGAAGCCAAACGGTTCGAGTTTGAAGTTGATACTACCATGAAAGAAGTGGAAAATGCTTGCGAGATGCCTAAAGAAGAAATGTCTGCTTTGCGGGATGAGGCTAAGAATTTCAGCATTGCTAATGTTGATTCTTGGAAAAACTTAGTAAAAGCTAAAGCATTCAATTTTGCTATAAAGGGAAAAAAGGATGATGGCGTAAGGCGATATGCTTTTGCTTGGGCTAATGTTGATAAAAATGTTAAGAAACCCTTGTGGGATAAATCTAATTAATTTTTTATATAGGAGGATTATTTAAATATGGCTGATCATGGTATTTTGATTCAAAATAAAGTTGCGGCTTTTGATGTTGGTTCTTATAATCGTTCGGTTGTTGCCGGTAGTGCTGTCGATATCGACAATGGCAACGTGTTTCGTCTGGATTCGCAGTCTTCGACTGCCGGGCAAACTGAAGTTTGGGCTGTAACTGCTCCCACGACTTCGGGTTCGACTATGAATGGTCTTTGGATGGCTGCTACTCCTGAAGTTCCGATTACTTGGGATGGAACCTTGGCCTACAAGGGTCTTAATCAAGACCCCCGCCGCTTCTATAATAAGGGCGCTTATGTATTTGATGCGTTCAAACTTGTTCCCGGCGACATTATTACTGTAACTGCTGATAATCTGGATTCTAGCTCGGTTAATACATATGCTAATTCCTCAACTGGCGTTTATACGTTGGCTTGGAGTGCATCCACTTCGGCTAGTTCTCTGAACTTGCGCTATTTGAAGACTACCTATATTTCGATTGGCAGTGGCGCAATTGATAATCAGCGGAAGACCGCTTACAAATTCGAAGTTATTGCTAACTAAGTTAGCCAGAAATATAGGAGGATTTATTTAATATGAGAAAACTGACTAGTAATGTTGTAAAGTTCGCTATGGCATATCCTGATCTTTTCAATCGGTTTGATGATCTTTTTAAACAATATCAGCATCGCACCGAAAAGAAAAATACGGAATTTGATGCCACGGTTTCTTTCGATGAGAAAGAACATCAGATGAACGCTATGATTATCAAGCACATTATTGCTCGATCTGGCGTCAATTATGCCACTGATAGCAATCTTGAAGACTGGTTCTATCACCCGCTGGTGATTCATGAAACTTTTGCTGTATTGAACCAACTTATTGACTTCGTTCTGCCAGAAACTATCATTGACAGCATTGGTATGTACACCGACGTAAAAGTGGGTGGGTGGGGAGACAATTTCTCGTTCGATGTAGCCCCGCGTGATATTTTTGTTGTGTCCAAGGCTGGTCGTGCTCAACGCAATAGCGAAGTGAAGAAACAGTTCAAGGGGCAGGTAACGGTTCTTCCTGAAGCTCGACAGATTACCGTTGCCGTTGCTATGTATCGTATTTTGGCTGGAATTGATTCGCTTGCTGAATTTGTTGCCAAAGCAGTTCGTGCTCTGGAAACTCAGATGGCATATGATTGCTATTCAGCTTTTGCTGTTGCTATGGCTGCTGTTGATTCAACTGCCACCAGTGGTTTGCTGATTGCTGGATACACTCAGGCCGGACTTGTGCGATTGTGTGAACAGGTTTCAACTTGGAATGGTGGCGCAAAGGCTATCGTTATGGGTACTGCTCTTGCGTTGCAGAGTGTGCTTCCAGACGACGCCAACTATCGCTATGAATTAGATAGTGATTATGTCAAAATGGGATATATTAAAACCATATCCAATTATGACATTATGGCTCTCCCGCAGGTTGTTGATTTAGCTACGCCTTTTGGTCGCCTTCTGTCAGATACAACTCTATGGGTTGTTTCTCCAGGTGCTCAGAAGATCGTAAAGTTGTGCTTAGAAGGCAATATGCTTTCTAATACCAATCAGCCGTTTGATGCAGCCAATCTTCGCCAGGAAACCACTTTAACTAAGAGTTGGGGCGTAGGCGTGGTCACAAATGCGATTGCAGGTGAGGTGACGTTGTAATTTTTCACATTGCAATAACAATGTGATCGATGATGTATTAAGGGAGGGGCATCTAAACAATACCCCTCCTTTCTAGTAAAAATTAATAAATTAAATCATATAGGAAAAATAGGAGCAAATAGGAAATGGGTCGTCCAAAGTTGAATAAATCTGTAGCATCTGTCTTAAATGTTGAACTGTCTGAAACGGAATTATTGAAAAAGCAGTTAGAAGATTTGAACGCTCAGTTTCAGGCATATATTGCCAAAACTAGTACAGAAAAAAAATTAGTTCAAACACCCGTTAATAACGATGATGAAGATGAAACAAATGAAATAAAAATTAGTTCAGACGATTATATAAAAGTTATGAGTCTTTATCCAGGCATTTTATACCTTACAAAAGAGCCTAAAGGAAAGGGAATTCCTTTTATATTTAGAAAGTTTGGTGAAGTTAAGCGCATTCTTTATCGAGACTTAGTAAATATTATGGAAGTCAATCCTAGATTTCTCGATGAGGGATTTTATGTAATTCTAAACAATAAAGTGATTCGCAAACATGGTCTTGACGATGCCTATAGCAAGCTTTTGACTAAAGAAAAAATAGATCAAATTCTTGCTGGTGAAAATCAAACCGATGCAGTCAATTTCTTTAAGGCCGCTAACGATAGTCAAAAACAAAACATATGCAATCTTATTATGCAAAAATTAGTCAATGATGAATTTATTGACCTCAATCTCTTGGATAGAATTTCTAGAGAAATGGGAAAAGCTTTGGGAGACGAAGATTATAACTTGGCTAAAAAGGCGGAAGATGCTAGAAAACTTAAAGAAATAAAAAACTAATTATAGAAAATCAATAGAATCTATATGGTTCTAATAATAGCAATTTAGAGAAAGGAGGTATATTTGACAGTAACCACATTGCCTGATATTGTAGATTTATTTATGTCTAATCAACAAGATTATCGCTTACTTTCTCTTTATTCTACGTCTGGTTCTGCTGCTTTTGGAACATATGTCGAGCCTTGGCTTTTATCATCTGTGACAAAATTTAAACCAATTGCTAATCAAGTCCTTAATTATAATGCAAGCAATCAATCGTTTGATATTGAATTAAATGATGAAAACAAATTGTTATTGGCTCAAATAATGGTAGAATTTTGGCTCCAAAAATTAGTGTTTGATGTAACCGCTATGAAAAATTTTATTGTTGATCACGATTTTTCTCGCCATAGTGAAGCAGCTAATTTTAAAGAAAAAAAAGATGCTTTGAATATGAAAAAAGAAGAAATATCTCAATTGTTGAATGATTATGCCTATAAAAATAACGGGTGGAAAAATTGGTATAATCAGAATTTTGATACGGGGTAATTATGAGTCCATATAAATATCTCAATTCCGGTTCTCCAACGTTTATGATGGCTCCTGCCGAAGAAATGGTTTATGATTTTCAATCCTGGTTAACTGAAGACTTTGATTACGCAACGACTGTATATACAATCCAAGAGGAATCTGTTTTTGGATCAAATATATATACGGATATAGTTGCCCGTGTAAATAGAGGCATACAGAGCGCAACGGGGATAAAACTCGGAGATGACTTCAAAACATTACTTTTCAAAGACTTATCCTATGCTCCAACTCTAGGCAAGAAATATTATTTTGACTCTAATTATTGGATCGTAACATTTAGTGAAACAATAAAAAATCTAGCCGTTTCAGCATTAGTTAGACGCTGTAATAATACCCTTAGATGGCTTGATGAAAATGGAAATTACTATTCTGAAGTTTGTGCTATAGATTATTTGTTGTCTCGTCCTAGAGATGAAATAGGTACAGTCAATCCTGTAATTCCTGCGGGCTATACAACTATAATCTGTCAACAAAACGATAGGACTAAAACTATTAAAGGCAGTCAAAGATTTCTTTTTGGCCCTGCTAATAATCGTATTTGTCTTAAAGTATTTGGAGACGGTGTAAAAAATTTCTTGAATCAATCTACATCCAATGATGAATCTAGCACTTTATTAGAATTATCAGTTGGTGGAAATTTCGTTAATCATACGACTGATGATCTAGTCAACGGAATAGCAGATAGATATCTTGATTATAATCAATTTACATCTGGTTCTATGGTAGGTTCTTTATCTATATTATCATCTCCTGCAACTAATCAAATTCTTGAATCTGGTTCTCAAATCTATACTGTAAATTATTATTCAGGTTCTTCTATACATAGTGGAAGCTTCATCTTCTCTGTATCAGGAAGTAATGTCCCTGCCGATCATTATACAATGGCAACCCTAACATCAAATTCATTCTCAATAATAAATAATGAAAAATGGTTAGATAGTCCTCTTTCTGTAATATGTTCAGGAAGTAGTGGCAGTAGAATTCTAGATATAGAATTAAAAGGAAAATGGTAATGACAGATACTAGACAAGATTCATATAATAAATTTGAAATATTATCTACCGTTCCTTATTCTATAGTTGATTATCTTATCACAAATTCAGAGGCCACCTGGAAATTGCTTAATGATAATTCTCCTACTGCTTGGCAATCGTCAAAACCAAACCTTACTTTAGAACAAAAAGGACTGCTTGTATACAACGGTGTTAGAAAAATAAATGATTGTAGGGTATTTTTAGATACTGGTGCTGATGATGGATGGCTTGTAGAATCTACTCAATTGCGGGTTTCGGTAATGGAAGGCGTGCCTAATAATCACGTTTTCGGTACGCTATGTATCGCTTTTGAAATTTATACGCATTATAAAGTAAATAGCCTTTCAAATCTTACTCCTAGAAATTTATCGATAGCACAAGATTTATTGTCAGTTTTGAATGGGGCTGACGTTCCCGGCATTGGGCGTTTATACTTCGATGCTAAACAAACTTCTAGATGTAGATTATCATTAGCGTTAGGAGCAATTCCATATAAGGGGTTAAGCCTTATTATGGCGACAAAATCATTAGGTTAACATGAATGAAAATGTAACAAAACAATATAATCCTACAAATGATCTATTCTCTCTTCCTCAAATTTATAAAACAATCTCATTTTATCCAATAAAAGTAAAAGATCAACCTCAACTAAATCTTCTACATAAAATATTCGCACAGCCAAAAGAATATATCTCAAAAAAAGAAATAATAAAATTATCATATCTAAAATTTATCCTATATGCTTTTGGTGATACTGAAAAAGTTCAAGAAGATATTATCAAAATTCTAGAATTCATCACTAAAAAATCAGTAAAAATAGGATATGATTTATTCGATAGAACTCAAATAGCTTCTATGGAAAATATTATGTTTAAAATAATGATAGATGATATATCATTTGATGAACAAGAATTTGATGATATTAGAGAAATAGTATTACTTCAAAATGGTATGTCTATAGAATATGTAGAAGCATATCGACCTGATTTAGAAAAGAAAATGGAATTTTTTACTTTTGGTAATGATGTTGATTTTGTAGATGAAATTTTTACATTTGCTGTACAAATGAGATTAGGTATGGAAGAGATTGGTAATATGACTAATTATCAATTAAATAACATGGTTGAGAGATTATTTGTAGGTAAAAATTATGATATGTTGAAACCATTAGAGGTTTCAGGACAAATAAAACTAAAGAGTGGAGAAATAAAACCTTATCTTTATCATATAAATAAGAAAGGTAGGTATGATCAATTATTAATTCCGGCTGAACAATGGCAGGAAAAAAATAAAGAAATTTTTGATAAAAATTAATTTGTAATAAAAAAGGAGAAAATATAACTATATGGCGAATAATACTTTCTTAATCTCGGTTGCCGATGCTGTACTCCGTGACCCTAATACTATGGTTGCTATTGCTTATGGCAAAGCCAATATTGATAGTGCTTTGACTTTTACCACCGCGGAAACGGAAATTCGTGGGGGTAAGAACAATCCTCTCTTGTATACTTATAAGCATGATCGTAAAATATCAGCTAAAATTACTCAGGCTATTTTTACTGAAGCAATTTTGGCATTGAATGCTGGTACTAGTGTTTATAATGGCGCTGTGACTGCTTTAGCTACTGATTGCGTAACTACATCTGCAAGTGGCTCTGCTACCCTTACTCAAACTCCTACTGGGGGAGTCGCAACTGTATTTTATGGTAATGGCACGATTGCTTCTACTGCTCCAGTTACTAATACTGTTTCTGGTTTAACTGCTAGTCAAATGGTTAATGTGGTTTATCCCTATACTGTTGTAGCAGATCGTATTCGTGTAGAAACGATTAAACCTCCGTCAGTTGTTTGGCTTACGATGTTGGCTGAAGTTCGTGATAACACGGGCGTGGTTCTTTATGATTTGCAAATAGACATTCCCCGCTATCAGGTGTCCGGTAACTACACAATGGCTCTAACTGCCAATGGCGTTTCGAATCAGGCTCTTGATGGCGATGCTTTGGCCGTTGCTTCTACCGATTGCACGTCTGGTGAATATTATGCTGATATCACTTGGGTTCCCCGGTCTACTACAAGCATTGCCGTTAGTGATGTGGTTGCTACTCCTACTAGCATGGCGTTTTCTGCCGCTTTGAAACCCTATTCGAAACAGGCTTCGCTTTGGGGTTTGCGCGGTGGCTTGTATAGCAATATTAATCTAACTACTTCGGCTTCTTGGACTGTAAGTTCAGGTTGTGCTCTTGGTGGTTTGTATACTGTAGGTGCTCATACTGGTTTGATTACTGGTGGCTCAAATATTGCTGCTGGCTATACTGCCGTTATTAGCGCTTGTTATACTGACGCTACCAATGGTCTTTTGAGCGATACTATTTCAATTACTACAACTGCGTAAAATCTAATATTAACAGTAGGAGGATATTAACCTATCCTCCTACAAATTTCAAAGGAAAATATGGAAATAACTGAAAATCTCTTCGACAAAAAAATAGATATCAATTTAATTACACCTGAAGATGTTACATTTAAATTTCAAAAATTAGATATTATTGTTAGACCATATATCAATATGGAAAATAAATATGTTTTAATTGATGGTTATGCTAATGTTCTTAAAAATGATGAATATGATGATACTCGTAAATATGTCGAAGCAGAATATGCCTTAAAGCTCGGAATTGTCGATAAGCAAACCAATATTAATATTGAAACAATTGATATTGATAAAATATTATCTAGTGGATTATTTGATAAAGTTATAGAAAATGTAACTAATTATCAAGAACTCAGGGAAGATATCGCAGAAATAGTCAATAGGGTAAATGACTCAAAATCAGTTAGTGTTGCCTTAGTGAAATTAACTGATAAAGTAATAGAAACTCTTGAAAAAATAAATCAATTAGATTTATCACAGGAGGGAATTACTACTCTGCTTGGAAAAATGGAAGAACCATTAAAGAAAATTAGAGAATTTTATCCAGTGGTTGAAAGTGGAGAAAAAGTTGTAACTGCATCTAAACGAAAACCCAAAAATAATGTGGTTTTATAGAGTAGATAAAAGTTGGATTTTATTGGAAAAAAATGACAAAAAAACTGCATAAACGCCTAAAAAAGCCCTGTCCTGAGTGTGGGGGAACGCTCATAGACGTAGAAATCCAAACAATTCGCAATGGCGTCACATACATCGTTAATCGCATTGAATGTGTAGATGAAGAATGTGGATTTTACGAAATTCTCAGAGATAAGGGTATGAAGAAACTAATGTTTGACGAATAATAGGAGGTAATATGGGAGGAATTGCTCGTAATGACGCAGAGTTAATGTTGCTCTTGATGCAAGATTTCAACCAAATTACCAAAGATACATCTGATAATGTTCTCACCCAAGTTGAACAATCTGTTGAAACTAACGTATATGAAGCATATCAACCTAAAAAATATCAAAGAATAGATGGTGAAGGGAGCTTCATTAGTAGTTGGATTAGTGAATCAATGGGATATGTTCCTAATGAAATTAATTATCAGGTATTTTCAGACCCCCTAAAAATGGCATATGTTCCTGAATTATTTCAACATGGAAATGATGCAGTTGATCGTAGGGGAGAATTAGCAGAAGACATTGCTGAAGGCAGAGGATACGATTGGCCTTTTTATTTGCATCGAGACTATTGGACTCCGATAGTTGAGTGGATAGAATCGGGTGAAGTCGATTCTGTCTTTGAGGCAATGATGACACGCAGGGGCGTGCAATGGACTAAAATTTAAATTTATAATAAGGAGATAATTATGTTATTAAAAGACTTTTTGACTTTTTTGGGTGGTGTTGGTGTAGTTGCTGCGGTGTCCTGGGTAATAGAGTATTTCAATTTATTTGCGGGCATGGAAGCTAAGAAGAAACAGCTTTTTTTCTTCTTAATTTGTATAGTTGTGGCCCTAGCAGCTTATTCTGTAACGGTTTTCGTTCCAGTTGCTACGCTTGAACAGATTGGGCCGTTCTTCGCAATTGTAGCTACGATATTTTCTTACCTCTTCCTTGGGACAAATTTTCATGAGACTACCAAAGATAAGAGTGCTCCTACTGAAGTTACAGTAGTTCCTCCTGTTGCGGTTGTTCCTCCAGAAGTTAAATAATACGAGGTATAATAATTAAGACGTACAGAGACATTAGTTTCTGTACGTCTTTTTATAAATATTCAACCCTTGACAGAATTGATATAATATGTTATGATTAAATAATTGAATAAGAAAATAATATATTATAAAAAAGGAAAAAATGGAAAATAATAAAGTTGAGTATTATGAAGTTATGGATTATGATGAAAATTATTTTGTAGTTGAATCACATTCTTGTCATCCAGATAAAAATGACGAAAATATTTTCGGTTTTTATGATTATGATGGAAATATGGTTTTTAATTTACCATCATCAAATTTATTTTGTTTATTCCATCATGTGGGAGAATTACCGATAAAAAAAAAGACTTTCAAAGAAGTTATAGAAGAAAATAAACCTCCTTTATATCCTCCTTGCGATACTTTTACTACAGCAAAAGAATTTAAATCATGGATAATTGAGCAAAAAGGTAAATAAAAATGAACCTACCATACATCGTAAAAGGTGCAATTCACGAAAGTTTGAAGATAGAAGATTTAAAAGATATTATTGTAAAAGACAATATGATGACATTAGTTTTTGTAGAAGAAAAAGATAATAGAAGGATAGAATTAAAAATAGATTTGAAAAGTATTCAAGTAGGAATTAATAATTTAGAAGAATATCGTAATAGATTCTAATAAAAACACTATTTTATTAGGTCAAAAAATGAAAATAATCAAAAATAAAAAGAAATATACAGATGTTTGGTATGAAATCATAGAATGTGATAAATGTCATTCTAAATTATTGATATCTCCTTCTGATATTCAATATCATAAGCATGAGTTTTGTGGAAATTGTTCTTGGAGATATATAGAGTGCCCTGTTTGTAAAAAATATTGGATATTGCCTGAAAATATGGAATATGATTTGCTTCACTTTGCTCATGATAATAATATATCTATAAATGATTTTAAAAATTATAATTAATTAAAATAGGATAATAAAAATGCGTAAAATGGTAGTAACCGAATTAGAAATTTTTGATCAAGAAAAATTCGATAAATTAGAAAATAAAACCAAAGTTGGTGATATATTTGATACCGAATATCATTTTGCTGTGGGAACACAACATTCGGTTGGCGGTATATATGGCATGAAATTAGAAGATCAAACGGATGATAACTGGAACAACTTGCCTAGAGAATATGGAATTTTATATAAAAACGGTAGTAGATTTTATTATGAAACCTTCAACACCCAATATGTAGCAGAGTTACGAAATGAAAAATTAATGGAAGATTCAAATAATAAAATTAGATTGTTTTCTAAACAAATTCCGCTAGATAAGGTTCCGAATGGTTGGAATGTTAACATTTATAAAAATCTCGAAGAATTGAATAAAGATTTTCCAGATATTGATGACAAGTATTTCGAATAGAGGATAAATATAAAAATGTTGGATATAAATTTTGTTTCAAGTGAAACTAGAGTCGCTATGGAAAAATATTGTTTTGAATTTGAACAAAAATATGAACTAGATATGCATTCCATAGAAATGAATATTTTAAAGAAAGCAAGATCGGGAGAAAACACCTATATTTTTGTATTTGACAAAGAAAGTTTTCGATTTACCGAAGAAATGTTGCGAAGATATCTTTCATATAAGGGATTTGGTGTTTCAGACGTTAAAGTTAGATTTGAAGCATCTATTCCAAGCGGCAGTGTTGATGGAATTGAAGTAAAATGGCCCAATTGGATTACTAAACTAAGCTTTGTAAATCATTAAATTAGAGGAATAAATTACATCAAACAATGGGAAAATTTATTGATTTAACTGGACAAAGATTTGGAAGACTAGAAGTAAAAAATATAGATTGCCAAAAAAGGATAGGGAAAAAACTATATACGTTTTGGAATTGTTTGTGCGATTGTGGGAAAACCAAAAGTATCAATGGACATGCTTTGAAAGCGGGGAAAAGTCAATCTTGCGGATGTTTAAAAATAGAATTATTAAAAGAATATGAAAATATCGTAGGACAAAAGTTTGGAAGATGGGAAGTAATTAAAGAAGTTGAAAAACCAGACAATATAAAAGGCAGAAACAAATATTGGTTATGCAAATGTGAATGCGGAAAAAAACGAATAGTTAAGGGAGACTCGTTAAAAAGTGGAACATCCACTTCTTGCGGGTGCTATATAGCAGAATTAACTAGAAATAGGACTAAATATGAGTATGGATTAGCGTCCGTTTTGAATGTATATAGAATGTATAAAAGAAATTCTAAAAAAGCTGGAAGAATATTTGAATTGAGTTTGGATTTTTTCAAGTTAATTACTCAAAAGCGTTGTATACATTGTGGCTCTGAACCTAATAATATTATGAAAAATTACCATAATAATGGTGATTACGTTTACAATGGGATAGATAGAATAAATTCAGATTTAGGGTATACAGAAGACAACGTAGTCCCGTGTTGTTGGCATTGTAACCAAGCAAAAAGCGACTATACATTGGAAGAGCATGATTCTTGGCTAGAACAATCATATTTCTATAAACAACAAAATAAAATTGAAGATTTTTGTATATAGAGGAATTTTATAATGTATAACAAAGCGCTTTGTATAGAATTACATAATTCTCACATTGTAATTTCAGATAAAAATAATCTCATTGAAAATGATGTGGCATTAATGGGGCGTCCAGAATTTGCATTCAGGAAGGCATATACCATCAATCTTGGAGATATAAAGAAAATAGCAATCATGCTTGGTCTTGATACAGTTGATAAATGGCCTTCAAATAAACCAAGAGGTGAAAAATATGAATATGCGGATTATATAGACTTTCCTATAATGCAGGATTATCGTAGTTTTCCAGACAATTCAGAAATAATTGAATTATTAGAATGCGAAATTTTAAATCCATTAATGGTAAATATAAAAATAACTACCAGATATCCTCCCGAAGAAGCAGAATATAAAACACTTATTACTTATTCTGGAAATTTTACTATTTGGTGGGATGAGATAAAAGAAGAATAAATAAAATAATAGGAGGTAAATTTCAACATAGAAGATAATTTCTTCTATGTTTTTTAAGTTAAGTATGAATGAAATAAAAATAGTAATAGACAATAAAGTTTTAGCAAAATATTATCTAGAATATTTTGCGAAAAATCCAAGACGTAGAAAAAAGACCATCGAAAGTCCTATCCCTCCAAGTTTAAATACTTGGATGATTATGCCTAGATTTAAAATGAATGCACAAAAACAGGCATGGAAAGAATTCGGAAAGTGGCTAGTAGGCTATTATAAGTTTAGCAATATGAAAATTGCTAAATGTAAAATTATTATAGAATATTTTTTTGATAGTAAACGCAGACATGACGCAGATAATTATACCCCCAAAAATCTATTCGATTCATTTACTGTTTCGGGACTTCTTATTGATGATGATTTTAATCATGTAGAATCTTTGACTATTATTGGCAATTATTCTAAAGAGAATCCACGAACAGAGATAAGGATTATGTATGAGTAAAAAGAATTTATACAATGTTGGGATTTATCAAATTAAAAATAATGCTAACGGCATGGTTTATATCGGTCAATCAATGCACTTATACAAAAGAAAGAGTGAACATTTTTCTAGACTTAGAAAAAATAAACATGATAATAAACATTTGCAGAATGCATTTAATAAATATGGATCAGAAAATTTTATATTTGAAATTCTTTTATATTGTGAAGAATTTGAACTAACCAAATATGAAAATGCTATCAAAAATATAAATAAAGATCATTGCTATAATATACGAGAATGTGCTGATAGTAATAAAGGACTGAAACATACTGAACAATTCAAAAAAGAAGTTTCAGAACGCAATAAAGGAAATACATATTGGCTAGGTAAACATCATACAGAAGCGACAAAAGAATTGATGTCTAAAAATAACGGCATGTTGGGTAAGCATCATACAGATGAAACAAGATTAAAAATGTCTGAAAACCATGCTGATTTTTCTAATGGAAAACATCCTAATTATGGTAAAACATATAGCGATGAAGCTAGAAAAAACATGTCTGAGAATCATGCTGATGTAAGTGGAAAAAATAATCCCAATTATAAAACAGGAAGGTATGTGAAACAATAAATGGAAAAAGGTCATGTTTATAACAGGATTTTTAATAAAGAAGAATGGCTTCTTGTAAATAATGAAAATAAAGAAATAATGATTGATTTTCTAGAAGAGTATAAACAAAGGAAAATCAAAGCAACCACTTTGGCTCAATACGAAAATGATCTTCGCATTATACTTTTATACATAAAAAGATTTTGTGAGAATAAATTAATCTTTGAATTGGTAAAGCGTGATTTCAGAAAACTATCTATTTGGCTAAATGATGAATGCGGTATGTCATCTGCCAGAACTAATCGCGTAATGAGTTGCTGTAGAAGTATGCTTACATATTGCGAAGACAATGAAGAATACGATTATTCGCAAAATATTGCTAAAAAAGTAAAGGGCTTACCTAAAGAACGTGTTCATAATGATGATGAAGATTTTTTCATGTCGTTTGATCAGATTATGAGCATATGACAGAAATTATTAGAATTAGGTGAATTGCAATTATGTGTTTTACATATGCTTTTATTTGATTCTGGTGCTCGTAGAAATGAAATTCAACAAGTTAAAAAATATGATTTGATTACTAGAAATAAAACTAATAATGTTGTAGGTAAAAGAGGAAAAATATTTCCTCTTGTTTATTTAGAAGATACTAAAGAATTGATTAAACTTTGGCTTGAAGAAAGAGGTGAAGATAAGATTGATTCTTTATTTATAATTGGTAAAGGTGATAATAAACGTGAAGCATCTTATGAAAATATTTATGAGATGGTAATGAGAATTCGTAAAATATTTTCTGATATGGAAGGAAGAGAATTAGATATATTTCCTCACGCGTATAGGCACAGCCGCACAGAATGCCTTTTGCAAGGCGAAGATAATCGCATTGTAGATAAAGATGGATTGCCTAGAAAATTTACATTAGAACAAGTTCAAGTATTTTTACATCATGAAAATCCAGCAACTACACAATCATATGCTAAAAATCATGATGAAGATGCTATTAATGAAATGTTTGGATTTTAATTTTATGAATATCCTCAATAAAAGGAGGTAAAATAATTGCCTGATTACAATGTAATCATAAAAACACAAATAGATAATACTGCTTCTACTCAAATTGCTAATCTTGGTAAGAATGCAAAACCAGTAGTTATAAAAATAGCAGCACAAATGAGTACCGCCGATATTGAGGCTCAGGTTCAAACTTGGTCTAATAAATTGACTAAGATGCAGATTGGTAAAGATGCCGTCTTTAGTACATCTGCGGTACAAGCCGATTTAAAAGCATTAGATGTTTTAATTCAAGATTTTTCTGGTAAGGGTAAAACTTCAACACAACAAGTAAACCAAGCATTTGATAATTTGTCAGTAAGTATAAAAGATGCTTCTAATAATATAAAAGAACTTAAGGCTGTGCAAACTGATGCTGCATTAAGTGAAAAAGAATATGCAGACTTACAGGCACAAGCAATACAAGAGAATCTTCAATTTGACGAGGCTCAAAGAAATCAACTAATAGCTGAAGAAGAGCAACGAAGACTATTAACGGCTGAAATAGAAAAAGAAGATGCCGCAATTATAAAAACAGGGCAGTCAGAAGAAGCTGCCAGAATAAAGCAACAAGAAGCTACAGCAAAACTTATTGCAGACAATGAAAAATTAGCCGAACAACAGGCGACTCAGGCTGCTCAACGTAGACAACAAGAAGAAGCCGAAGTTCAAGCAAATCTTAAACAAAATGCAATGTTGCAACAGGATGAAGATAAGAGATTACTAAATGAACAGAAATTAACTGCTGCGACTAATGAAAGAAATAATGCTCTATCTTTGATGGAAGCTAAAAATAAGACTGCTTATAATAGCGTTCCTGTTCAACAAATGATCGCTGCCGAAAATACTTTGAGGGCAGAAGTTCAAGCCGGAACTGCAACCCAAGTCGAGTTAGATGTAGCAGTAAATAATACTAATACTGCATATCAAAAACAAATTATTGCTACTAATACTGCTGCCCAAGTTACCGATAGTTTTGGAAGAACTATTGAAAAAAATACTCTCAAAGTCATGCAGTGGATGGTCGCTACAACTTTGATATACGGAAGTTTACGAGAACTTGGTGCAGGTGTCAAGTTTATCGAAGACCTAAATGTTGTAATGAATCAGACTCAAATCGTGACAGGCCAAACAAGCGATCAAATTGGGAGACTGGCTGTTGAATATAATAAACTAGCTTCTCAACTAGGGTCAACTACGCTTGAGGTTGCCACGGGAGCACTCGAATGGCAAAGGGCTGGTTATAGCGCTGCTGATACAATAAAATTACTGACTGCTAGTACAGAACAGTCTAAATTAGCTAACATGGATGCTGCAACATCTACTGATCGATTGATTGCTACTTTACATGGATTTCAATTAACTGCTGATGATGCACAGGGCGTAATTTCTGCTCTTGTGGCCCTAGACAATAACTATGCGACCAGCGTGGATGAGATCAGCGCAGCATTGGGTGAATCATCTAGTGTTGCAAAAAATGCTGGTGTGACATTTCAAGAATTAAGTAGCTACATCGCGATTGTGTCTAGCACCACAAGGCAGAGCGGGGAAACCGTGGGAAATGCCTTCAAAACGATTCTGACCCGCATGGATCAGGTGAAAGCTGGGGCGAATACAGATGATTTTGGTGAAAATTTAAATCAAGTTGAAACTGTTTTACGAAAATTAGGTGTTCAACTTAGGGATACGACAGATTCCTTTAGACCTATGGGTGATGTTATAGATGAAATTGGGTCTAAATGGTCGCAATATACCCAAGTGGAACAAGAACAAATCGCCACAACAGTTGCAGGAACTCGGCAACAAAATATTTTCATGGCAAATTTATTACCATAACGTATGGAAACATACGGAATTTTAATATAACTACTGGCAAAATAGAACAATTGTGTTATATTAATAATTCAGCAGAACGCCATATCGGTGGAACACTCTAGTAGTCAATACCGAGGAAAGATTAATTTATAAAATCTCTTATTTTTTACACTCATAATCCCTGAGTGATTTAGGATACTTATGTTTAAATGGAATGAAGAAAAAATAAATATATTAAAAATGTATTATCCTTTGGGCGACTTTGAAACCTTGTATAAGTTGCTTGGAAAAGAAAATGAAAAAAGTATTAAAAGCAAAGCAAAAAAATTGCATCTAAAATATAGAAGGCAATTATCGGAAGATGATATAAACGTAATAAAAAATAATTATAATAAAATTCCAATCGAAGAGTTATCCAAATTATTAAATGTAGCAAATAGTACGATCTATGGAGTAATGAATAAATATAATTTGAGTAATAGGTATCAATGGACTGAAGAACGAATAAAATTATTACATGAATATTATCCATTGGGAGATTGGGATTTATTGTTTGAAAAATTGGAAACAAATGATAAACCGGCAATAATTTCTAAAGCGAGTTCTTTAAAAATAAAAATGGAAAGTTATTTTTTCTCTGATGAAGAAATTAAATATCTCAATGATAATTATTTGATAAAATCTGTAAAAACAATGTCAAAAGATTTAAATAAAACGGAATGTTCAATTTCTTCAAAACTTTCTAAACTTGGATTAATAAAAGTTTTCTCTTGGTCAGAAGAAGAATTAAAAACATTGAAAAAAGAATATCCTTATTATTCTAATCAATATATCCATGATAATTTTCTTAAAAATAGAGATGCCAAAAATATAAATACTATGGCTCATAAATTAAATTTGAGAAAAATAAAAGGCGCAATGCAGAAATTCGATAAAGATGGTTTATTGAATGATTTGAAACAATTGTCTTTGGAGTTGGGCAGAACGCCATTGATAGAAGAACTATTTTCTCACGACATTGCTTCTTCAAAAACATATGAAAGATATTTTGGAGGATATAGACAAGCATGTATTGGGGCAGGATTGGATATAAACATTTCCTCTTATGGAAATAATGTTTGCTACTTATCTAAAAATAAAGATATTTGTTTTTCTAAAAGCGAATTGATTATAACAAACTTTTTAATTGATAGTAATATAAATTATAAAAAAGAGTTTTCCTATAAGGATGTTGTTGCCGATACCAGATGCACAACTAAAAAAATGGATTGGTTTTTAGATGATAAAATAATTGTTGAATTTTGGGGATTTCCAAAAGAAGGTTCATATAAAGCAAACATGGATCAAAAAAGGGCAATTTGTCGGGATTACAATATTACCCTTATTGAAATATTCAGCAAAGATATTAGAAATTTGTCAAAAGTTTTCAGAGATTTTATAAATTGATATCCGTAACGACTGAGCGCGTTCTAACTTAATATTTTTTGCATATTAAGTTAAAGTTACAGTCTGAACTACATAGCGATATGTAGAGAAATGGTCAAGTGTAAAGACACTTTTTATTGAAGAACCATTTCCGCCATTTTTAAAATGGTCATAAAAAGTAACAGGTTGATTAATGCAAAATTATGGAGAAGTCCTTAAAGCACAAGGCATTGAAGCTGATTCTGCTGGTTTAGCACAACAACGCTATGCTATTTATCTAGATAGTGTTCAGGCTCACATGAATCAAATGACTGATGCTTGGAATAAATTAGCAACAGTCACAACAAATAGTGATGTCATCAAATTCTTTATAGATTCTGCAACTGCTGCATTGAATTTTACTGCAAGTATAGGTGGACTTGTACCTGCTATAACTACAATTTTAGGATTATTTGTATTATTAAAAGCACAAAAAATAGCAGAATATTTCGCAACTGTATCTGCTGGTGCTATAAGTCTTTGGACTACTGTTAAAAATCTTATAACTGGCAATGTTTTATTGGCTGGAAGTCATACCTCAGTAAAATTAGCTACAGATATGCAAGCATTGTCTATGGCGAGATTGAATGCTATAACGGCAGGCTATTCCGCTGAAAGCATGGGGATAGTAAAAGCAAATGAAGCAATCGTAGCCAGTGATGAGGTAGTCGCTGCTGCTAATATTGGTGTTGAAGCCACACTCGGTTATATCGGCTTAGCTATGTTGGCGATAGGAGCCGGAGTTGCAATCTATAATGCTGTTGCTGGTGCTGCGAAAAATTATACGGATGAATTGCAAAAGGCAAATTCTGCTGTATCTGATGTAGCAACCAAAATAGGTAGCCTTAGAGATAACATAACGGCGGTACAATCTTTATCTGGCGAATTTGACACTCTTAGCTCTAATACTCATAGAACAAACGATGAACAGCAAAGATTTACAGATATTCAAAATCAGTTAAAGAAATTACTACCCGACTTAAATGGATCATATGATACACAAGGAAATTTCGTTGCAACGCTTGCATCCAATATTAAAACCTTAACAGATAGAGAAAAAGATGAACTAGTTATAGAAGAAAAGTTAAAGGTTTTAAAAGATTTGGCTGCTGCTGGTGCTGCTGAAGATGCCTATAAAGCAGACGCAAAGAAACTAAAAGATTTAAATGATCAAGTAACTAATTATGACAGAAATGTCATGATAGCGAGACAACATGGGGGCCAATATTATGGGCCAAGCAAAGATGAATTAACTCAACAAGTAGCGGCTCAACAAATACAAGTTCAGCAAGATTATTTGACTTGGCAACAACTTTCTGGTGCCGTTGGTAATGCTGAGGGTAAATTTGATGACATAGCAGAAACAGCTAGGAAAGCAACTAAAGCAGTAGATACTGTTAGTAGCCATTCCTATACGATGGGCCAGGCCATAGATGATGCCAATAAAATATTAAAAGATTTTGATTTTTCTAAAATGGTATCTGATGATACTGCTTTAGAAAAAATTATGATTGATATGCAACAAAACGGTAAAATAACCGCAGATCAATTCGCCTATATTCAAAAAAATTATCCAAAAGATTATTTAAATTTTGTAGGTGAATTAAATGGAAATCTTGTAGCATACAACGATATTGTAAAGCAGAAGATGATTGATGATATACAACAAATTATTATAGCAAAACAATTGACTGGCGCTACTAAAGAAGAAATTGCATCATATCAATCATTTCAAGATTCTATACGTGATGGCACTTTTGCAAATGAGATTGCTCAAAAGGCATATCAAGATATTCTAAAAGATACCATTGATATGATCAAGCAACAAGTCAATGCTCAAAAAGATGCACTTCAACAAGAACTAAAAGATTATACAGATACCATAAATGCTGAAAAAGATGCTCTAGATACAAAATATGAAAAACAAAAATCACAATTAACATCAGAATTAGATGGTTATAAAGCAATCATAGATGCTAGAAAAAAAATTCTAGAACAATTACAAGCTGAACAAGATTATAAAGATAAAATAGCAGAACAAACTAAAGCAGTTAGTGATATTGATAATGAATTGCTTCAGATACAGTTTGACAATAGTGATGAAGCAAAAGCTAAACGTCTCCAATTAGAAGATGATAAAAATAAAGCATTAAAAACCTTAAATAAAACTCAAACTGATTATCAATTTACTAATGAGAAAAATGCTTTAGATGATGAATTGAATGCTTATCAAGATAATATTACTAAAAAAGAAAAAGCATTAGATGATTATCATAAAAAAGAAACTACTAAATTAGATAATCAATTGAAAGTATTTAAGGCTAATATTGATAATAAGATAAAGGCATTAGATGATTATTTAGCATCAACTGGCCTCATAACTAGAGACGCAATCGCTATGATTGAAAATCATACTGACGCATTTTATCAAAACTTGATGGCGTGGAACCTTAAGTTTGGGTCAGGTGTTGATGATATTACTGCAAAATGGGAATTAGCATTATCAACAATTAGACAAGCACAAATGGCTGCACAAGATGCATCTCAACAAGCACCTCCTAGTCAAAGTAATTGGTGGGGGCATTTGCCCGGATTTGATGAAGGTGGATTTGCTGGTGGTGCTCCTACATTGGATGACTCGAAAATATTTGCTCAACTTATGAAGGGAGAATTTCAGTCTACGCCACAAATGATGCATAATTTTGTATCTAGCACTTTGCCGAATCTTATCGCTACTACTAACAATAACAATCAGGGCAATATAGAAATTAATGTGCCTGTTGCAATATATGGCAGTCCAGACAAAAATACTGTTGACACATTGACTGATAAGATTTTTGCCAAAATAAACAAGGCATTACAGATACAAGGTCATACTCGAAGCGGTATGGCATTTTCAGTATAGATGAAATAATGGTTTTATATTAATTAAATGAATGGGGATAGAAATATCTGATCCATATTTTGATAAGATGAACCTTACATCTTCCCCATTTTAATTATTTAAGGTTATAAGGAATTTTTGTAATGAAAAAAGAATACGGATATCAGATTGGTGTATATCAAATTAGAAATTTATTAAATGGAAAAATATATGTTGGGCAAACAGCGCGTATGCATGAAAGAGAATTAGAGCATAAAGGAGCCTTAAGACGGGGAAAACATGAAAATAGACATCTTCAATCGGCATATGATCTTTATGGTAAAGAAAACTTTGTTTTTGAAATTTTAGTTTTTTGTGAAACTTTTGAACTTACGCGATATGAGGACGCAATTAAAAATGCAAGTAATGGTAATTGCTATAATATAAGACCGTGTTCGGATAGCAACAAAGGATTGAAAGCATCAGAAGAAACTAGGGCAAAAATGAGAGCAAATAGTGCCCATGCCGTGCTAGGAAGGCCACACACAGAAGAGGAGAAAAGGCATTTATCAGAAGTTGAAAGCGGAGAAAACAGTTATTGGTTTGGAAAACATCATACAGATAATGCTAAGAAAAAAATATCATTAGCTCGCACCGGAACTCATCATTCGGAACAGCAAAAACAAAAACAATCAGAATTCATGAGGGGCAATAAATATAATTTGGGAAAGAAACATTCCGATGAAGAAAAATTAAAACGATCTGAGGAACATATCGGATATAGGCCAGAAGGAAATTATAACAGCAAATATGTCGGATTGCATCTTGATAAACGGGATACGAAATATTATGTGAATGTATTTTTTGAAGGAAAGGCGAGATTTTGCGTTGGCTCTACTAAATACGAAACAGAAGGAGCCTTAATGTACAATGATGCAATGTTGGATTTATATGGATGGAAAGCAAAATTAAATGATATTAGTCAGGAAGAAATTGATGCATTATGGGAAATGGAATAATAATATGAAAATAATCAAAAGGAGGATATTTAATGTCTAGATTTAATGGGTGTTCTTTTATATATGACAATATACCCTCCGAAAATTTTAACCTTCGCATAGTAGAATTTGATAATGCGGGAAAACAGAATTATGATTCTGGAGTTGAATCAGAACTTTCGCTTGATGTTTTGTATCGCCGTTCAAAAGTTAACTACTACGGGCGTTCAGTCAATAAACCTTTGGAAATAGATTTTACTGCTGTATCTTTCGATCCTATCTCTGTAGACGATCAACATATTATAAAGTCTTGGCTTTTAGGATCAATGAAGCATGTTCCTTTGAGAATAGTTCAGGACGATATGTCGCAAATCTACTATAATTGTATCATAACAAAAGCGGAAGATATAAAAGTAGGCAATATGGGCTATGGGCTTTCTATACATTTTGTATGTGATGCTCCTTGGGCATGGGAAAATGAAAAAATATTGAATAAAGATTATATTTCGGGGGGTGTAACTAATGAAACCTTTTCTTTCTTTAATTCTAGTGTGTCCAAGGATTATTTATTCCCAATCATAGAATTCACCACGAATTCCATCGGTGACAGCCTCACGCTCACTAATGTTAGTGATGATAATTATCAATTTTCATTTACGGGACTGTCGGCAAACGAAACTATAACTGCAAATTGTTATAATGAGATTCTAACGAGTTCAACTGGATTTTATCGATTGAATAAATTTAACTTGAATTGGTTCCGATTGCTACAATTCAACAATTCTATAAATATTTTAGGTGCAATTTCAAATTTTAAAATGACTTATCAATTTGCCAAGGGAGGATAAATGTACCAGAAATTTGATCATTTTGATCTATTTGAGCGTCCTCCTATTCTCTTGTGTAATCCTGATGGAAGCCAATTGTACTCATTGAGAAATATTGAAGATGTTTCGGTGAAACTTCGATATAATGCTTTGAGTGAAATTACTTTCAATGTCCCAAAAGTTGTAAACGATATTACTTTCGAATATTATGACATGCTTGTATACAAGCGATTGATATTGATTGATAAAGTTGGATATTTTATGATAACAGGAAACGAAGAAAACGGAAATGGGGCTAAGACCGTAAAAACGATTACTGCAACTTCAATAGAGTCCGCCCTTGTCTATAAACATCTTAGCATGTTCAAAGGCACGTACAAATTTTATGACTATATAACTCCTGCTCCGACTCTTCTTGGAAAAATATTATCGTATCTGCCAGGATGGTCTGTGGGAACTGTAGACGGAGAACTTTTAGGAATTTACCGTACATTTGATGTTTCGGATTCTACAATCTATAATTTTCTTCAAACTTCAGTGGAAGATGCATTTTCTTGTATTTTCGAATACGATCTTTTGAATAAAACAATATCTGCTCATACTGTTGCCGGTGCTACCACTATGACCGACATTTATCTCAGTTTTAATAATTTAGTAAAATCAACTAAATTAACTGAGATTACAGACGGTTTGATAACGTGTTTATCGTGTTCGGGTGCCGCCAACTTGTCGATCAACGCCGTGAATCCATTAGGAACAGATCGTATCTATAACTTTTCATTCTTTGAAAAAGCCGAGTGGATGAGCACTGATTTAATAAATGCTCTTCATGCTTGGGAAGCAAAAACACTTGTTGATCAGCCCGTTTATGCGGATTTATTGGCACAACTCGAACAAAAAAGTTCTGATTTGATAACAATGACCGCCGATCTTGCGACTCTAAATGGCGAGTTAAGCGCTCTCGAAGATGTGCGTGCGGTTCGTATTCAACAAGGATTAAGTATTTCGGCAATCAATACTCAAATAAAAGCAAAAAAAGCACAAATAAAATCTAAACAATCAGATATGAATAGTAAGCAATCAGAGATAGATGATTTAACTGCCCAGCTTACTGTAATAAATCAGGATTTATCGTTTGATACCAACTTCACTACAGCACAACAAACCGAATTGAGTAGTTTCATTCTGGAAAATAGTTATGTCAACGATTCTTTTATTCAAACAGATTCGATGTCAATTTTAGAGATAACTCAAGAATCCCAAGATTTATATGATTTAGCACAGACGATTCTTCAAAAAGTATCGCAGCCTAGATACTCGTTCGACTTAGAATCAACCAACTTTATATTTTTAAAAGACTTCTTGCCGTTCACCCAACAACTCGCTTTGGGCTGCGTAGTTACGTTGGAATTGCAAGACGGAACCAATGTTTTTCCGGTACTATTAGAAATCGATTATTCATACGATAAACCTGCTGATTTTAAATTAACTTTTGGTAATAGATTAAGACTTGATAAAAGTTCATTTATATATTCCGATATTTTCGGAGATAGTTTAAATAATTCTATTTCTCAAAATTTTAATAGTCAACAATGGGGCAATTGGAATGACTACCACAAAGACGATGTAACAACTTTTATTAATAGTGCATTAGACGCTAGTAAGAATGCTATTATTAATGCTTCTGGACAAGAAATTAGAATAGATCAAAATGGTATTAGAGGCAGAAGACTGAATCCCATAACTGGTGATTATGATCCCGAAGAATTTGCAATGATTAATAATCTTTGGGTAATGACTAGAGATGGGTGGGATTCAGCCAGTTTAGCGATTGGCTCGATAAACAATTCTTCTGGTTCATTTTATGGAATCATAGCGGATCAATTAATTGGTCGCGTTTTGGCTGGAAATCAACTTCTAATTACTAATGAACAGTCAACATTTACAGTATCAGGATCAAATGTAACTATAGTAGATGGAATGATATCTCTTACTCGTTCAGATGGCGCTAATCGCCTTTATATTGATCCTGTAAATGGTATCGATCTTCAAAAAAGAAATCCTAGTACGGGTTCATATACTGATATCTTTTATGTAGATTCTCAAGGCAATCTTCAAATTAGTGGCAACCTAAATGCTGCTACAGGAACTTTTTCTGGTGCAATCAATGCAAAACTAGGCAATATAGGTGCATGGACTATAGATGATTTAGGATTAAAAGACACTTATGGTAATTATATCTATGGTAATGGTAATGTTCGTTTAGGAATGTTGACTATTCAAGGCAACCAAGCCCAATTCAATGGTGACATCTATGCGAACAATTTACAAGGTCTTTTACAGGCATCACAAATAGGCAGTCTAAATGCTGATGTTATAAATGCGGGTACAATTAGAGGCATTGACATATACGGATCGAACATATATTGGCCTGGAGTACATATGTATCAAAATGAATTTGGAATGTCTCTGTTAGAAGCTACAAATAATATATCTATGATTGCCGGGCTTTTACCAATGAAGGCGGGAATCAATATTTCTGCTGCTAGTAATGGACAATTAAAATTATTTGCGAATGATAGCATTTTCATTGGCCGAAATCTTATTGAATTAGGAACTCCAGTTATTTGTTTGCTCGGTAGTATATATACTGAAGATGCCTACATGAATAAAGGAACAGGAATATCAGGAACATTTGTATTATGAGCAAATATATAACCTTTACAAATGGATTGCTAACAAATGTTTCTGGGAGTCAAATAAATGTTACTTCATCATCCAATCCTAGTAATTATGTCGATTTAGTAAGTAGTGGAAGTTCATATATTAGTATGGGGCATGATACTAGTTTAGCAGATTTAG